TGCTTGCCGTCTTTTATTTTTATGAAGATGTCGAGCTACGGAACTTTTAACGAGGCCAAAACGAAAAAGAGTACTGGTATAGTGGCCAGTGCTCGTCCTACGGGGCAAGCTACACTACAAAACAAAATCGACTTTGCACAACGTTTCGCAGAGTTCAGCTCACTACTATTGCAGGGATTTTCTTTCCCCCTACACGATGATATTGATCACGACGTGCTAGCCGCACAGTCTGGACGATCAAATGTTTATGCTTTCGATGAATACCTGAACACCATACATCCTCCGATGTATCTCTTTTATCTGTGGAATGTGTTTTATTTGACACTTGTGTTCTTTTCTCACATAGACACTACCTCGAAATTCATAGTGTTCATATTTGGATTTTTCCTTTATGTTGTTCTTTTCGTTGCATTTTGCCGTTTATTGTACAAATGGTTGCACGATTTTTTCCGACCTGTACTTGAACCTCAAATGGGTACATTGGGTGTTGATCCTTTTTTGAAAGAGGCTATTCATATTTGGTGTTTGTTTGAGAGCCTGAGAGACGCCAGAACCAAGAGGGGGATGATAGCTGCAATAGTACAATATATGCAAGCACATACGACTCATTCTTTGCCTTTGACGATTTATCGTAAGGCCTTTGCAATATCGTACATATCTGATTGGACGTCAGATGAGGGTTACAGTTTCATCGAGCAGATGATTAACTCGTCCTTCGATAACACGCTTGAAGATGATGATAATGGAGAGGTTCGGGTGTTAGATCCACAGAATGGGAACGTCCCGTGGCATATTGCTTGTGACGCAGCATTTACAAAATGGAAGACCTTTCGTGAGTCTCCAATGGCCTGTAAATTTTCCCATTTCATCAATGTTATTGTTTCTGCTGGTATGTGTTCTACTTCCAATCTCGAATTCAAACTCGGTAATGTAGCTTTATTTAGTCCTATTGTGATGAAGAAACAGCTCAGTTCTGCAGATGTCTTTGAAGCCTTTTATGAAGCTGTTTCTGGTTTTATGAAGGGTGGATGGAAAGTCTACGAGACTGGAACTATTTCAGCTTTCTTTACTGATGATGATGCGATTAGTGAATTTGATATGCTGTACAATAAAATTCAACAATGTCATGGATACGCACTTACTGGAAATCTGCGTGAGTATACTGATATAGATGACAACGAGTATGACAATTGCATTAAGAAAGCCATCCTTTTCGGAGAAGAATTGCTCAAAACCATCAAGAGGGCACAAACTTTTGAACGGAAATACGTGTCAGACCGCATCGACAAAATGAGAGGTCAGGAGTCGGAATTTACTCAATTACGAACTCGAGGTGGTCTGCGTGTGTCTCCTTTCGCCATATGTTTATTTGGTAGATCAGGGTGTGGGAAATCTTCTTTGACCAATTTATCTATCGTCGCTGGTTTGAAGTACAATGGCTTGAGTTATGAGAAAGATCGTATAGCGACTTGGGCAGACAATGACAAGTTTGCTTCTGCTGTTCGATCACATATCAATGCAATCATCTTTGACGATTTTGCTAATACGAAAGAAGACTTCATGGACCATTCTCCAGCATACAGATTAATTCAAGTTATCAACAACATCCGTTATCTTGCGCCAATGGCGGATGTTTTTCTTAAGGGCAAAGTTTCTCTTAACCCTTATTTCTGTATTGTTTCGACTAATGTTGAAAATTTGAATGCCCACAAATATTCCAATGAACCTGAATCAGTTTTGCGACGGTTGTATCATGTAAAAGTCGAACCTAAGTTGGCTTACTGTGAAAATGGTATTTTGAATAAAGCAAAGATTGAAGCTGCCTTTGGACACACTGCTTGCCCTGATGTGTGGAATCTCACTGTACGTTACTATGATGCTAGAAATAAGCGGTATGTTGATCCTCATTCCTTCAAGCCTGTCACTTTTGAAGGTCAGGCCTTAGAGAACATATCTGTTGCCCGATATTTACGTTGGGTGCAGGTTGCTTCGAAGAAACATTTTGAGGAGGAAAGACAGCTTTTGGCTAATCAAGAAGCAGACCCGGTGGAGTGTTCCAAATGCAAATTTACTTATTGTGATTGCAGCCTACATGGCACTAATTCGCGTCTCGAAGAGAAAGTCAAAGAAGATACCATCGAGCCTCACAGTGGTAGTTTTGAACAAGATGTTCGTAGTTATTTTGAACGTAAGGCGGCTGACATACAGAACTATTACGCAAGGGCTGAATCCAGAGTTGTCATTGCTTCCAGTTTTATTTGTGACAGGTGGAATCGTTTCGATTGTCTTCCCGAACGATATGTTTGTCATCCCTCTGTATTGAAGTTCGGCTTGTATTTTTGGAAAGAGGATTTGAAGCAATCCTTGATAGCGGGCAATTCATTTATTTTCTTTATGTTGGTTGTTTTACTTTATGGGGTTCCTTGTCTTGCTGTGTTTTCTTTGTTCTTTTCGATGGTCAGTTCCTACCTTTTTACATGCGCCACTGTACAAGTATACCAACGGATGATACGAGACAGAATATTGGAATTGAAAGATGTAGTTTCGTCTTATACCCAGGCCTGGCAGACCAAATACGC